GTTAATTGCTTGTTTTAATGCGTCATTATCTAATGCAATAAAAACCTGTTTAACATTAGAAGATACAATCTTCTTCATAAGCTTTTCAGGTAATATCTTTCCTAGTAACGGAATTGCATTACGTTTAATTGCCATTGCATCAAAAGTACCCTCACATAGTACAATTGGACTATCCCAGTTAATGGTCAATTCGAATGGAACTATGTTTTTGGATGCTTGAGGGTTTTTATACTTTATATCACCGGGACCGAAGTTCCGACCTACAAAATAATTTAGAGTTCCGTTCTCATCGTAACTTGGAATGATAATCATATCCTTGTAGCGACCAGATTCACAGTAACCTAAATTATATCTTTTAATATCGGTTGAATTAATCCCTCTTTCTTTCAAATAACGTAATGCTTGGCGTACGGTAACTTCTGAAGTACTCACATCATGTAGGGGTTTATATTCTTTAGGTAGGGCTAGAGCTTCTACTTTAACTCCATGCTCTTCTTGAAAGGAGATCTTAACGTAGTTCTTAAGTTCTTGTAGTTTGTGGTCAGGAGCAGATACAGCCTTAAAAAGGCTAACGAGTTTCTTTCCTTTCTTGTTACACACCCAGCAATGCCAGTGGTGTATGCCTTCCTCGTTTTCTTTAAAGTTAATCTCTAATTTTGGCTTGTAGTGATTGCAGAAAGGACAATTATAGGAGAAGTTATCTCCTGATGTCGGCTTACCTGCTCCGATTACACTATTTACTAGACTTACTAGTAGATGATTGACCATTAATTAAATATAACACTTTAATCGGGTAAGTGCAAGTCTTTTCGGAAAATTCTGGACATAATGTTGTCGTTGTATGAATTTGTTTCAAGTACGTCATATTTACATTGGTAAGCGATTTCATAATAAGTTAATTGTTTTTTAGAGAAACACAACTTTAAAATCTCTCTTTTAAATTTATCTTCGCCAATCTCCTTAACTTCGGCAAGTAGAGGCTTACATGAACCCCAATATTCTCTCCAATTAGATTCCTTACTAACTTTCTTTTTAGTAGGCTTTCTTCCAGGACCGGACTGCTCAGAAATTTCTTTCTTAGTTAATTTTTTAGTTAGAGTGTTAGTGAATATCTTTCTACCAATATAAAACTTATCAGTCTCAATATTTGTTATCATGTAAACAAATCCGACTGCTTTTTCGTGAAATTGATATTCTCCTGTAACTTCTTTATTTTCGTAAAACCAATTGGGCATATTTTTATCTATCGATGTTTATTATTATATTCGTATCTGTTATGTTATTTAACGGCAGCGGTTTTGCAAGTTTAGCGACTGCAATTAGATCTTGAGCTTCGTTATACAGTCCGACTGTTGTGACATAGGGGTTGAAATAGGATCCTGTTGCAAAGTCATATAGAGTTCCTTCAGCTGAGGACGATATAATAGAAGGGTTTAGGGTAAAGCTATAATCGTTTGCTTCTACTGTACATCTGAACTGTGTTTCGAATAGTGTATAGGAGCTAGAAAAAGAACAGGTTATGTCGGTTGATGATATAAAAGGATCAATAAAGGTTGCTGTGTTCTGAATTCCATAACTACTAGTTCCGTAAATTCCAGTTCCGTAAGTTGCACTGTAGAGAGATCCGGTGTCGGTTATAACTGCAAGACCGTGACTGTAGAATATCTGTCCGCAAACTAATCCGTTGCTGTTATTAATTAGGTTGCCTTCTCCATCGTCATATACACTCCCTGATGGACATGTAAAATTAAAGGATGAGGGTTGTATCTTCTCACCAAATAATTTTGCTGGTATTGAGATAACTCCAATAGTTGAGTTTGGAACTGTATTTAATTCTCTGGACTGAGTTAGGGTTGTTTGTAGATAGTTTTCGAATCTTCCTGCTGAACTTGCTGGACCTGTTAAGACATCTCCTGATGGATCGCTTCCAGGTAGGATATACGGTACGCTTACTGCATCTCCGGAACTAGTGGCGAGGAAGTTAGTGTAATATAGTTGTTTAACTGAGTTAAAGATTAAGCTTTTATACTCTAAGCTTATATCTCCAGTAGTAGGGTTAGAGGGAGAGAATAAACCTAAGGTATTTTGACCTAAGAATCTATCAATTCCAACATTAGATGCAGTGAGGGCAGCGATTCCAGTAAACCGGAAAGCTTTATTTACCTCAAAGGGTGTGACTATGACGTCCGAAGCTAATAGTTGTTTGAAAGCACCCATTCATCTTAGAAGTCTAATTTAACTCTTACTAATACTTCTTTCGTGAAGTCTTTTAATAAAGGTTTTGATAATTTAGCTACAGCTAGTAATTCGTTAGTATCGTTATAAAATCCTACAGTAGTCATGTAGGTCTGTGGAGAGTTAATGAAATTACTGTAGATAACGTCCCCAGTTGATCCTGAAATAAAAGATGGATTTTCTGAATAGTTAAATTCTGCATTTCTAGCTCTTACGAATACATAATCGGATGTAGTTGTCTCTTCACTATTTAGCTGAAAAGAAGCAGCTCCAGAGATAGCTGTAAATAGTCTTCCAATATTTCCTCCATCTGAATCGTTTGATCTGGAAGGAGTGAGATTAATTGATTGAGATAAGGCAAGTGGGTTTAGTATAATTGTTGAAATATCTGGTAAAAATAGTCCATACGATCCTGATGATGGTGAGTATCCTGTACCAGAGTATGCAGTTCCGTTTGAACCAGAGATAATTTGATATACTCTACCACAATCTAAATATGTATCTGTTGATACCATTCCAGAATCATCTGTTAGAACTAAAGCACCTACTGTTCCACCAGATCCTGTTAATTTTAAATTAAAAGTACCTTTTAATAAATGTTCTTTGTACCTCGCTCTTTCAATGTTGATTGCCCAGAAATCAGAAGCAGTTACTGTTCCGAAAATAAATTGAGCATTTTCATCTCCATAGATTAGATTACGGTACTGACCATAAACTGTTCTTGTTGGGGTTGCTCCAGGTACTAAATCGTTATAATTAACACTTCCAGATCCTACCTTATTTCCATATGCGATAGCAAATTGAACTGCTGCACTAGTAGCAGTAGAGGAGGTCTGATATACGTTTTTGTAATAACTATCATTACTGCTTGTCGTCGATGATGTAAAGAATGTTGATAGTTGCGGATTATTAGTAGACCAGGCAGTAGCGGTTACTGAATCGATACTTACTAGAAAATCTTCAGGGTCTAATCTTTTAAATGACATGTTCTATATTTTAGTTTTTAACTACTGTTACCGGGATTGAAAGTCTAGCACCTGAATCTCTTCCTACTACTTGTAAGGTAGCAGATAGTGATGTATTTGATCCAAATAATGTGTTGATTGTAGTTGCACTCATATTTAAGCTAGTTCCAATCACTGTCTTAGATACTGATGTACCGATTGTGGTTGTTTGATTTAATGCTTGAACATTAGGAGTATTGATTCCAACACCGTTAAATGTAGTAAATAACCTAACGTCTGAGATTGTGAAAGTATATCCGGATGATTCGAATAAGGCAGTTTGTGATAAGTAGTTTAAAGTCTGAGGGGTAATTACCAGGCTTGCACCTTGTTTAATAGTGATTTGAGAATATCCGATATCTAATACTGGCATCCTAGCAGTACCTCTTGGTAGAGTTACTAGCTTATATTTCATAATTTGAGTCTCATCAGGAAATGCTTCTAATAAAGGCATATTCTCGATAGCCTCCCCGTAAAAAGCAGAGCCGGAAGGTTGTGTTGGATTATACATAGTATAATCAATCTCATCGTCAGATAAGGCAAATTGTGTAATTTTAAAAGAACCGTCTCCTCTTGCAAGAAGTTCTCTTCCTTTTTTAGTTAGAATGGCGTCAACTGTGACAGCGCTATTATTGAGGTATCCCATAATCTATTATAAATATATGTACTTGTTAAGTTTTAAGTTATTAAACCTACTTTGCGAGCTAGTGCAACAGGATCAACGTTAGGGTTAAAATTATTCGGTATTAGTATTCCATTCTGCAAATATGCGGGGATTGGTGAAACAGTTACTTTTGTTTCATCAGGCACCCTACGGAAGATTCTAAAGCCTTGTGGAACGGACCCGGTGGTGTGAGGTAGGTCTGCTGAAAAAGATCCAGTTATTACAGATTCTAGTGTTAGGTTGCTAGGGATATCGTTAACGTCTCCTATTGAAGATGAGATTATTCTATACAGTGCGTAGCTTGAAAAAGAGTAATCTACAGATCCGGTATCATCAACGGGGTTAGCTAGTCCAAATCTTATAAAATCATAAGTCTGTAACGGGAATAGTGTTTCTTCGTAAGGTATAAATCCATTGTAATATTTAGATTGATACTTATTCCAAATTGAAATTTGAGTATCTTGCGGTGCAAAACCGGTACATATCCCTGCCACTGATGAGGATGGTCTTAACATCATACTCAACCACCCTGTTGTATATGCAGGAGCGCTTCCTGAGTCTTGTAATATTCTAGTATTAATGCTAGAGGTTGCAAAGTAGATAAGATCGTAAATTGTATCTTGTCCTCCGGAAGAATACCCGTTTGGGTAATTTTGAAAAGCTATAGCAAGGTCAGCAGATGCAAAACTGCTTTGGGAGCCAGACTTAACTATAATTGTCCTGTAGGATGCTCCTCCTTCTATTATAGGTACAGCAGTGGTTGTATTTGTGTTTGAGTAGGATTGTCCAAAGAAGGTTGCTGATGCTGGTTGCCCTGCTCTAAAGGTATTTTCTACTAAGTTTAGGTTTTGATTCGCTGCTGTAAGACCTATAACTGTACCGTCTGTGTGTACTAGATACTTTAGATTAACAATGCCGCCGCCAGGGTATTCTGGGTTTGCAGATTCAATAAAATCAAAATAACCTATATAGTCACTGTAATTATCAATTACAGCTGTTTGACCGTAGGATATATCACCGGGGGTATAAATATTATATTTTGCACTAGTTAGCTTACTCCCTTCGTATCTCCCTTTTGACCATAAACTTCCGGAGCTATAATTTGAATCTTGAATAGGAGCATGGTAGGCAAGACTTGCTGTAATTAAATTAAAATTAGTTGGCCTGTATCCATCAGACTGGTAATCTACATCTTCATAGATTGTGGATAGTCTGCTACTGCTAACATTGTTCAGTAGCGGATCTGTATTTAAATTATAGATTAGTTGAGCAGGGACTTCTGATCCGGAATATTCACCGTTAAAGAATTCATACTCAGAGGTGTTTGTTTG